GTGGAAATTTTGTGTGCGACGATCAGCCGGTGGAGGAGCGGCTGATGAGCTGTCCGCGGTGTGGGTCGGACGTGGTGTACGAGTTGACCAATCTGAATAGTCCGGCTCGTGAGTTTCACTGCCGGGCGTGTGGGGCGTGGTGGGCGTGGCCGTGGCCGCTGGAGCGGTGAGCAAGGTCCACGTGTGTACCTTGCTCAGAGGACGGTGACGGGGTGCGGTGCCGGTGGCAGGGTGCTAAGGATCTTGAAGCTGTCCAGCGTGCTGACAGCTTCAAGATCGAGAACTAGACTCAGTATAGGAAATGATCTACAGCACTGTGACGGGGTGCGGTGCCGGGGGCAGCGTGCGGGCGAGGTGGACGGCACCCGCGAGCGAGTAGGCACCGTCGATGGGCGAGGTGCCCTTCCTGGTGAGGACCCACGTTCCGTCTGCGCGTTCCAGCTTCTGCGCCGACTCGACGTGCGCGGTGAGCATCGGGTCCTTCGGGTGGCGGATCTCTCCGGCGATGTTGAGCTCTTCCAGGCCCATGCACACGGCGCTGGTCTCTCCCTTGATCGCCTCCACCTTGACGCGCCGCGGCGGCCAGTCTCGGTGCCCGCGGTCTGCGAGGTCGGCGGCGACGGCGGCCGCGGGGCCGTTGGGGAACCATCCGAGGACGCGGGGCCGGATCTTCTGCACCAGTCCGGGAAGGTCCTGCCGTAGCTGCTTCGTGCATCCCCGGCCCGTCCAGGCTTGCACCACCTCTGCGTGGACGATGCCGTCCAGCTTCGCCGCCGCTGTCAGGGTGGCGTGCAGTCCGTCGAGGGACACGTCCAGGCACAGCGCCACCTGCCGTCGATGCTGCGCCAGGTCCGGGGGATCGTCGGTGCCGTTCGCCAGCCAGCAGTCCGGGTCGTACGCCGGGTTCAGCAGCGCCACCCGCATGCACATGACCTCGGTGCGGAAGCCCGCGAGTTCCTCGCCTCCGGCGTTCTTGGCCCGCTGCCCGTCCGCGAGGAGCACGTACGGGTCGGTCCTGCCGCCCAGGTCCGGGTTCGCCATTGCCAGCGCGTGCAGGTCGGTCGGATCGGACCCTGGCGGGCAGGAGTACTCGAACAGACCCAACCGCGGGTCGCCGTCCCCCGTCTCGATGAACGCGAGCGCCGGGTTACGCAGCGCGTCCAGGACCACGCTCAGGCCGTCACCCTGGTTGGTGATAGCCACGAGCTGCCCGTCGCGGACGGCGTTCATGGCCTTCGACGCGGCATTCCAGGCGTCGAACGTGTGGTGCTCCCGCAACTCGTCCAGCAGGGCGCGGTGAACGGTCATGGACCGGCCTGCGCGACGGTTGGACGCGGCGAACCTGTACTGCCCGTACCGGCTATTCAGCGCCTCCTCGCCGATCGTCAGGCGGACCGGCGCTTCGGCGAGGTGCTCCGCCAGATCCGGGTTGTCCAGCACCTCATCGCACACCTCCTGCCAGCACGCCTTCGCGTACTGCCGGTTCGTGGAGGTGCCCAGCACGAGCGGCACCCGGTCCTCGAACATCCAGAACTTGATGAGTTTCTTGGCCCACCGGGTCTTGCCCTGCTGTCTGGCGACCAGGATCAGGGCGTTGCGGAACCGGGGCCTGCCGTCCGGCAGCAGCTCCCCCACGTGGACGCTCAGCCACTCCTGCCACTCGTCGTTCGGGTCGCGCAGCACGTCCCGGCAGTAGTCGTTGAACCGGAACCCGTACGACGTGTCGGGACTCAGAGTCCTGAGCGGAGGGGTCCACAGCCGGGGGGTGACCGAACCGACCGGACCCGCGTACTCCTCGCCACTCAGAAGCAGCTCAGCCACCGTCATGTGCCCGATTATCGGACACTCGTGTCACAATGGCGCCATGTGGCCGCGCACGCGCATCCCCAACACGGAGGTGCCGCGTGACCTGATCTCGATCTCAGACCCGGCCTTCGCCACCTACTTCGGCATCGGGCCGGGCAACTTCTCCGGCGTCAACGTCACAGAGCAGTCCGCACTCGGCATCTCAGCCGTCTACCGGGCCTGCTCCCTGATCTCCGGCACCATCGCCTCCCTGCCACTCAAGACCTACCGGGACACCGAGGGCGACCGGCAGCGCGTGCCGTCGTTCCTGGACGAGCCTGGCGGCCTGGGCGGGCTCACCCCGTTCGAGTGGAAGCAGACAGTGATCCTTCACCTGCTGCTCCACGGACGGGCACCCCTGATGCACCTCAACAACGCGGGCGGCGGACTCGTCGGCCTACAGCCGGTCCACCCGTCCGCAGCGCCCGTCGACCCGCCAGCCGTGGACGAGGACGGCAGGCTCAAGCCCAAGACGTTCCGGGTCACCCTCGCGGACGGCAGGCAGCGCACCTTCACGGACGGCGTCGACATGACCGAGATCCTCGGCATGTCCGTGGACGGCTGGTACGGCCTGTCGGTGATCTCCGTCGCCCGCAACAGCCTCGGCACCCACATCGCCGGGGACCGGGCAGCGGCCAACATGTTCAACAACGGGTTCCTCCAGCGCGGCATGGTCACCCCCAAGGACGACGACGTCGACGAGGACGAGGGCAAGCAGATCAAGGCCGGGCTGGACGAGAAAACCGCGGGCTGGGAGCACGCCGGGGAGGTCGCGTTCGTCAACCGCAAGCTGGAGTTCGTGCCCTGGACGATGAGCGCGGAGGACGCGCAGTTCCTTCAGTCCCGCCAGTTCCAGATCGAGGAGATCGCCCGCTGGTTCGGCATCCCGCCGTTCGAGCTGATGCAGACCGAGAAGCAGACATCCTGGGGCACCGGCATCGAGGCGCAGCAGCGCGGCCTGGCCCGCGGGAACCTACTCGGGTGGACGATGCGGATGGAGCAGCGCCTGTCCCGCCTGCTGGCCCGTCCCCGCTTCTGCGAGTTCGACTTCGCCGGGCTGGAGCGTCCGACCCCGGTCGAGGAGATCCGGCTCATCCTGGAGCAGATCCGGGGCGGCCTGCTGACCGTCAACGAGGGCCGGGCGCTGCGTAACCTGCCGCCCGTCGAGGGCGGGGACAAGCTGGCAGAGCCGAAGGGCACCGCCACCCCACCCAACCCACCGGAGGCGGTGCTGACGTGAGTCAAATGACTCATCTCCTCGCGCTGGCTGAGCGTGGCCGCAAGTTCGCCGTGAGTCAAAAGACTCACAACAGCACCGGGGACTGGTACCGCATCGTCAACGCGGACGGCGACCGGGCCGAGATGTACATCTACGGCGTCATCGGTTCGGACTGGGACCCCGACGACGTGACCGCGGGCTCGTTCACCCGCGACCTGCGGGCGATCAAGGCCCCGTCGATCGACCTGCACATCAACTCGCCGGGCGGGCTCGTGTTCGACGGGGTGGCGATCTACTCGGCGCTGCTCAACCACCCGGCCACCGTTGACGTGTTCGTCGACGGCATCGCCGCCTCGGCAGCGTCGTTCGTGGCAATGGCAGGGGAGACGATCACGGTCGAGAAGCCCGCGAAGATGATGATCCACAACTCGCACGGGATGGTGATCGGCAGCACCGACGACTTCCGCGAAATGGCCGACCTGCTGGCCGACCTGGACGGGACGATCGCCGAGATCTACAGCGACCGGGCCGGTGGTCCCGTCGAGAAGTGGCGCGAGGCGATGCGGGCCGAGACGTGGTACTCCGCCTCGGAGGCCGTGGAAGCCGGGCTGGCCGACCGGGTGGCGAACGACACACAAGCGTCTGCACCGGAGGACCGGCGCAGTCAGATGATCCGTGCCAGAGCGCGGCTACACCTAGAAAGGGTGTGAAGACAGTGGGAATCGAAGAGATCCTTGCCGCGATGCAGGCAATCGTCGACGGCGCGGATGGTCGGAGCTTCACTGACGACGAGGTGAAGCAGTACGAGGAGCTGGAGGCCAAGCTCGCGGCCGCGAACACGGACCGGGAGCTTCGGGCGCGGAACGCCGCGTACCGCACGCCCGTCCCTGCCGCCGCGATCCACGTGAACCCGTCGACCGCGGACCCGCACGAGGACCTGAACCGGGCGTTCGAGAACTACCTTCGCACCGGCACGCCCAACGCGGACCTTCAGGAGCTTCGGGTCGGCTCTGGCGGGCCGCGCAACGCGCAGGAGGCCGGGACGACCACCGAGGGTGGGTACACCGTGTCGCCGGAGTTCCGCCAGAAGCTGGTCGAGGTCCGTAAGGCGTTCGGCGGGTTCGCCGCCGAGGTCGAGGACTTCTCCACCGAGACGGGCGCGGCGCTGACCTACCCGTCGCTGGACGACACGGCCAACGAGGGCGCGATCGACGACGAAGAGGCGCAGATCACGGACGGCGACGACCTGGTGTTCGGCGAGGTCGGCCTGGGCGCGTTCAAGTACACCGCGACTGGCGGCGACGGCGCGGGCACCGGGTTGCGGGTGTCGTGGGAGCTGCTCCAGGACTCGGCGTTCGACATCCAGGGTCTCGTGGCTCGTGCGCTGGCGACCCGTATCCAGCGGAAGCAGGCGTCGGACTGGATCAACGGCACCGGCACCACGCTCCCGGTCGGGATCTTCCAGGACGCCACCACGGCGGACGTGGTCCTCGACTCCGAGGCCACCCTGATCTACCTGAACCTGCTGGAGACCGAGGCCGCTCTCGACGAGGCGTACGACGCCAACGCGAAGTGGCTGATGTCCCGCACCACGTGGGTCACGGTTATCAGGGCGCTGGAGGACGTCAACGAGCGTCCGCTGATCCTTCCGCAGGCTGCGTCGGGTATCGGGCAGCGTCCGGCGCGGGAGGTGCTGGGCTACCCGGTCGTGCTTGACGCCGCGTGCAACGCGATCACCGCGGACGGCGGGACTGGCCCGTTCATGGGGCTCGGCGACTGGCGCGAGTCGTACGTGATTCGCCGGGTGTCCCCGTTCGTGCTCGTGGTCGACCCGTACACGCGGGCCGGTAACGGCCAGGTGCAGTACTTCGGCTGGGAGCGGGCGGACGGCAACATCCAGAACCGCTCCGCGTACGCGGCGGTGGAGAACATCACAACCTGATCTTCGACCCGTGTCTAATTTAGACACAGGTCAAGATCGACTCGGAGGAGATTCGCATGGCACTTGTCAAGAACGACCCGGAGGCGCGAGCCGCCTACGTGGAGCACAAGCGGGAGGTGCTGGCAAAGAGCGCGCCCGCCCGCAAGGCCGCGGCCAGGGCCAAGGCCGCGCACAACCAGGGCGCAGGGCCGAAGCCCAAGCCCGAGTAGTCGGGGAGGAGCAGTCGAGATGGTGTGGAAGCCGGACTACGTGACGGCGTCGGACCTGGCCGCATTCCTGCGGATCGGGGACTCCGACGACGACACGCAGCTCGCTCTGGCCGTCTCGACTGCCTCCCGCGCCGTGGACAACCACACGCACCGCCAGTTCGGTCAGGTCGCTGCGGCGGAGGCCCGGATCTACGAGGCCAAGTGGTCCCGCAGGCTGAACCGCTGGGTCGTCACGATCGACGACCTGATGGACGTGACCGGGCTGGACGTGCAGGCGGAGAACGGGGGGATCGACTCCTACACGCTCCACCCGATCAACGCGAGGCAGAAGGGCAAGCCGTACGAGCAGTTGGTGGTCCACGCGGACTCGACTGTGAAGCCGTCCGGGGAGCGCCTGGTCACCATGACGGCACCGTGGGGTTGGACCGCCTACCCGACCGCGGTGAAGGAAGCGACCCTGTTGCAGGGCTCGCGGTTCCACTTCCGCCGCTTCTCCCCTGCCGGGGTGGCGGGGTCGCCTGATACCGGCTCTGAGGTGCGGCTGCTGGCCCGCCTGGACCCGGACGTGGCCGTCTCGCTCAAGGACTACATCCGCTGGTGGGGTGCCGCATGACCGCGATCACCGACTTCGAGGGCACCATCACCACGGACGGCGCGGGCACCCTGGAGAGCCTGGACGGCACCGACCTGGACGAGTTCGACCTTTCCAGCGGGAAGTTCCTGCGCCTCACCCTGCTGATCGACGACGTGTCGGACATCGGCAACCTCAATTTCTTCGTCGGGATCACCGACGTCCTGACTAACAGCATCAAGTGGCGGTTCGACGCGGAGACCGCATCGTCCAAGATCGGCAAGTCGGGCGAGGTGTTCGTCGTCACGTTGCAGCTCGCCGAGATCAACGCCGTCGCTGGCTCGATCACGCTGTCCGATCGGGGAGTCCCGTCAACCACCTCCGGGTTCACCGAGGTCCGGCTCCAGGCGTCCGACGACACGACCGGGGCGATCAACGTCACCCTGCTCAAGACCGAGGTCGTCACCCCGTCCCTGGCGGGCGGCTACGTGTCGATCACGTTCGACGACGGCTACGACTCGACGATCGAGCTGGCCTACCCGCGCATGAAGTCCCTCGGGTTCCTGGGCACCGTGTACCCGTCGTTCGACGAGGTGGGTGAGACTAACCACGCCACGCTGGTCGAGCTGCGGGGCCTCGCCGGATGGGAAGTCGGGGGCCACCACTCCACGGCGTTCACGGCGGTCGACGCCGACGCGGCGCGCACCACGCTGGCCGACGTCAAGGCGTGGCTGGACGAGAACTTCCAGCCGAACCGCGGCTACCCGCGGGGCCACAGCCTCGCCTACCCACTCGGCCGGTACGAGGACACCACCGACGCGGTGTCGATCGAGACGCTCGCGGTCGAGGCCGGGTTCGGGAACGGGCGGACGATCCTCGCCGAAGTCGGGGTGAGCACTCACGCGCAGATCAACGCGCTGCCGCCCGCCCTGCCGTACCGGCTGTACGGCATGTCGAGTATCAGCGACCAGGCCGCGTCAGGTAGCCCGGCCCGCACCGACCGGCTGATCGGCGTCGGAGGGGTGCTGGACAAGGTGGCCGAGAACGGCGGCTGGCTGATCCTCGTGTTCCACGAGGTCGTCACCGGGTCCGCGGCGTCGGCGCTGGAGTGCACCGAGGAGGACTTCAACTCGATCATGCAGGCGATCGCCGCACGCGACCTGACGGTGCTCCCGGTTCACCGGGTGCTGGAACTGGCGGGTGTGTGATGGACCTGAACGCTGTGATGAATCAGATCGGCACCCGGCTGGACACGATTGCCGGGCTGCGGGTCCACGACTACCAGGCCGACACGATCACACCCCCTGCGGCGATGATCGTCATGCCCGACGAGATCGAGTTCGACAAGACCTACGGGCGCGGCATGGACAAGATCATGCTGCCGATGCTCGTGGTGGTAGGCAAGGCGTCTGATCGGGCCGCACGGGACAACCTGGCCGCGTATGCGTCCGGTTCTGGGTCGGTCTCAATCAAGGCCGTCGTCGAGGGCGGCACCTATACGGCGTTCGACGTGGTTCGGGTCGCTCGGGCCGAGTTCGACACGGTCCGAATCGCCGGGAACGACTACCTGGCGGCACTGTTCGACCTAGAGATCTTTGGGAGTGGTTCCTAATGGCGTTCAAGCACGGCAAGGACACGTACGTCTCGGTCGACGGTGACGACCTGTCCGCCTACACCGACATGTCCGAGTTCACCAAGACCGGCGACTCGCACGACGTCACCACGTACGGCAAGGACTCGCACGTCTACCAGGGCGGCCTGCTGGACGGCGGGTTCACCATGGGCGGCACCTACGACAGCACCGCGGGCACCGGGCCGCGGGCCGTGCTGGAGCCGATCGTGGGCACGGTCGTGGAGGTTATCCGGCGTCCCGAGGGCACCGGGTCGAGCCTGCCGGAGGACACCTTCGACGCGCTCGTGACGAAGTACACCGAGTCGAACCCGGTGGCGGACATGGTGAAGTGGACGGCCGAGTTCCAGATCAGCGACGACGTCGACTCGTCGGCGCAGGGCGCGTGATGGGCATCAACAAGGAAGCCCTTTTCAAGCCCCGCCTGGCCGAGGCCGAGATCGACCTGCCCGGCGTGGGCACGGTGCGGGTGCGGGCGCTGACCCGCGCCGAGGTGATCGGCATCCGCAGGGCAGCCGACAACGACCCGGCGACCCTGGACGGCAAGCGGGTCCTGGTGATCGAGCGCAAGATGATCGCGCTGGCGATGGTCGACCCGGAGCTGACAGAGGCCGAGGTCGGTCGCTGGCAGGACGCGGCCCCGGCCGGTGAGCTGACCCCGGTGACCGACAAGATCCAGGAGCTGTCGGGCATGGCTGAGGGTGCCAGTAAAAGCGGCGTACCAGGAGCTGGAGGCGGACCCGGACCTGGAGTTCGAGATGTTCCTGGCGCAGAAGCTGGCAATGACGGTGAGCGAGCTTCGGACGCGGATGGATAACGACGAGTACGTTCGTTGGGGCGTGTACTACGCCCGCAAGGCGCAGCGGCAGGAGCTGGAGGCCAAGAAGTCGGGAGGATAGGCCGGTGGAGGAGACCGTGATCGAGGTCAAGCTGGAATCGCTGGCCCGGTCTATGGAGACCGGCTTCCAGCGGGTGCATACCGACATCGGCGAGCTCAAGTCCGACATGAAGGTCATTAACTCTGTGGGGATTGAGCGCCGCCTGGACAAGCTGGAGAAGTGGCGGGACGGACTGTCGTCCCGGCTGTGGGCGTTCATGGTCGGCGGCGCGGTCGCAGTCATCGCGGCCTGGTCGTCGGTGCTGTTCGAGGTGGGGCAGTAATGACCGAGGCGATCAAGGTCGAGGGCCTGAGCAAGTTCGTCAAGGACCTCAAGAGCATCGACAAGAACCTCCCCAAAGCCGTCAGGCTGGCGTTCAACGAGGCCGCGAACGTCGTGGTGGAAGATGCCCGGCCCCGTATCCCGAACCGCTCAGGGCGGGCCAGGCGGGCTGTGAGGGCACGTTCCACGCAGACGAAGGCCCGCGTCACCGGGGGCGGCGCTCGGGCGCCGTACTACCCGTGGCTGGACTTCGGGGGCCGGGTGGGTCGCCGCAAGAGTGTGAAGCGGCCGTTCATCACCGAGGGCCGGTACATCTACCGCTCGTACTTCGAGGCCCGCGACTCGGGGCGCTTCGAGGACGTGATGGTGCGGGAGCTGGTCAAGGTGGTCGAGTCGGCCGGGATCGAGGTGGACTGACATGGCTAAGAACGAGGTCACACTCACCTTCGCCGGGGACAGCGCCCAACTGGAGAAGGCGTTCGACAACGTCGGGTCCGCCGCGAAGGACATGGACGGCAAGGTCGACTCGGCGTCCCGGAACGTCGGCGACGGGTTCGACCGGGTAGGTGCCGCTGCGGACGACGTTGACACCCGCGCCATGGGCTTCCGGGACACCCTGACCGGCATCCAGGACACCGGGCTGGGGTTCAAGCAGGTCATGGAGGGCGACATCGTCGGCGGGCTGTTCACCCTGGGCATGGGCATCGGCGATCTTGCGTCGGGTGTGGCGAACTTCGGGGTCCAGTTCGCAAAGACCGCGACCACGTTCATCACCACTCAGGCCAAGATGGTCGCTACCCACATGATCAACGCCGCCCGCATGGCCGTGGGGTGGCTGATAGCGATGGGGCCGATCATCCTCGTGGTGGCTGCCGTGGTGGCCCTGGCCGTGCTCATCGCTAAGAACTGGGACGCGATCTGGGCCAAGACGAAGGAGATCTGGGACAAGGTCAGCGGCTGGGTCAGTAAGACGTGGAGCAGCGTCAAGAGCAAGACGATCGAGAAGCTGACCGAGGTCGTGGCCTGGGTGCGGCGCAAGTGGAACAGCATCGTGGACTTCGTGCGCGGCCTGCCGGGGAAGATCAGCAGCGCGGCGTCGGGCATGTGGGACGGCATCAAGACCGCGTTCAAGAACGCCCTGAACTGGGTGATCGACAGGTGGAACGGCCTGTCGTGGACGCTGCCGTCCGTGGACACGCCGTTCGGCAAGATCGGCGGCTGGACGATCTCCACCCCGAACATTCCGCGCCTGCACTCCGGTGGCATCGTGCCCGGCGCTCCCGGCAGCGAGACGCTGGCGTTGCTCCAGGCCGGTGAGCGGGTGACCCCCGCTGGCCGGTCTGGCGAGGCCGCGGTGATCCAGATCCACTCGGGCGGGTCCAGGCTGGACGACCTGCTGGTCGAGGTGCTTCGGCGCTCGATCCGCACGCAGGGCGGCGACGTCCAGGTCGTGCTGGGGAGTGCCTGATGGTGTTCCCGGACAACCTGGCGGTGGAGCTGCTGTACGACGGCGTGTGGAACGACGAGACCGACTACTTCTACACCCGCAACCCGATCAGCATCACCCGCGGAAGGTCGAGCGAGGCCGCGCAGGTGCAGGTGTCCCGCTGCGGGATGGTCGTGGACAACCGGGACGGCCGGTTCTCGCCCCGTAACCCGCTGTCCCCGCTGTTCGGGAAGATCGGCCGGAACACGCCGATCCGGGTGCTGGGGCCAGTCACGCCAACGGATGTGATCCTGGCCGACGAGTTCGACCGCACCGAGGCGTCCGGGTGGGGGACCGCGGACAGCGGGCAGACGTGGACCACGACCGTCAACTTCGGCTCCCCGACCGCTTCGGTGGCGCCTGGGTTCGGGCTGCACGACCTGGACAACAGCCTGGACTCGGATATCCAGTCGTCCGCGTCCCTGGACACCACGTTCTTCGACCTCAGCGTCTCCGTGTCAATGGCGTCGGTCCCTAGCTCGATGGACACGTGGGCGCTGCTCCGGGGTAGGTCGAGCACGACGCTGCTGGGGACGCTGGGGCTGCGGGCGGAGCGCACCGGAGGCGGGGCGATCACCCTCACGCTGGAGCTGCGCGACGGGGTTACCGAGATCGCCACGGCGGACGTCTCGCATCTGTCCCTGGCGACTCCGATCAGGCTGCGGTTCGTCTCCCTGCCCTTCGAGCTGCGCGGCAAGGCGTGGCAGGAGGGATCGGCGGAGCCGGAGGGATGGGATCTTTACGAGGGGGTCGACGCGCTCGGGGACGGGGACAACCTGCTGGTTCGGACTCTCGCCATTTCCACCGACGTCACCTGGCGTTACTCCGACCTCACCGTGTCTGCGATAAACGCCCCGAATGATCTGATCCGATTCAGCGGGGAGGTCCCGGCGTGGCCGCAGCAGTGGGACAAGCCCGGCAAGGACGTGTGGGTGCCGGTCGACGCCGCGGGCATCCTTCGGCGGCTGGGGCAGGGCAAGTCGGTGCCCACGAACGGGCTCCGTTCGACCATCCTGGCGGATCAGTCGGTCATGTACTGGCCGCTGGACGACGCGGTGGGGACCGCCGAGGGTGTGAATCTCGGGGCAGCCAGCTATGCCTCCGGCAATTCCTACAGGTTCAAGACGGGCAGTGGTGTCGTACGCGAGTACGGCACCGGGGACCTGGGTTCTCTCGGTGCCGGATTGGAGATCACCGATACGGTCCCCGGGTTCGTGTACGGATCTCACTCCATCAACAAGGCCGCTACTGCGGTCGCCGTCGACTACGTGTGGCGCTGCGAGACCCTCGGGGACTTCGACCTGTACGCGCAGGGCTTTGAGGACGACGGAGAGACCGACACGTGGCGGGTGGAGCTGCGGGACTCGGGCGACGTCCGGGTGTACCGCATCGTGGAGACGCCCTCCACGTCGTCTGAGAACGTGCTGGACACGTCGTCGGTGCTGCCGGAGCTGTCGGACGGGCAGACCCACCACGTGCGGCTGACGCTGACGGAGGACGGCTCCGACGTGGACTGGGCGGTGTTCGTCGACGGCGTCTCGGTGGTGTCCGGGACGGTCACCACGGCGGCGGTGGACGGGCTGGCCGTGACCAGGTTCGTGTACGACGCCGGGGTCAGCGGCACCCCGATCACGCTGGGGCACGTGGTGTCGTGGGCTACCGGAATCCCAAGCGTCACGGACCTGGCGTTCGCCGCCACCGGCTACGACGGGGAGACCGCGGGGCGCAGGATCGAGCGGCTGTGCGCCGAGTCCGGCATCGAGTTCCAGGGCGTCGGGGACCTGGACGACACGGTGACGCTGGGGCCGCAGACCGAGGGCGACCTGCTGGCGGCGCTGCGAATGGCGGCTGTGTCGGACGGGGGCGTCCTGTACGAGCCGAGGGAGTTCCTGGGCCTGGCGTACCGCACCCGAACCGACCTTTACAACCAGGCGGCGGCGTTGGAGCTGGACTACGACGACAACGTGTTCGGGGCTCTGCCGGAGCCGGTGGACGACGATCAGCAGACCCGCAACGACGTGACCGTCACCAGGCAGTCGGGCGGGTCGGCGAACGCGGTCCTGGAGTCGGGTGCGCTGTCGGTGCTGGACCCACCTGACGGGGTGGGCCGCTACGACGCGGACGTTCGGGTCAGCCTGGGGTCGGAGTTCGACCTGCCGAACCACGCCTCGTGGCGGCTGCACCTGGGCACGGTGGACCAGCCGCGCTACCCGTCGCTGGTGCTGCCGCTGCACGTGGCCGCGTTCACCACGGACGCGGCGCTGACCGCTGCGGTGCTGGGGCTGGACCTGGGTGACCGGGTGACGGTGGACAACCTGCCGACGTGGGTCACGCACGACCTGGCGGACGTGCTGGCGCAGGGATTCACCGAGACCCTGGACCCGGACAGCGGCATGTGGACGGTGGAGGTCAACACCTCGCCGTACTCGCCGTTCCAGGTGGCGGAGTACGAGTCCGGGGAGGGCGGGACGTACCGCTACGACACGGCCGGGTCGCGGATCGCGGAGGACTTCGACGCCGGTACCGACACCAGCATGACCGTCGAGACGACCGTCTTGCCGAAGTGGACGACCGACGACGACGAGTTCCCGTTCGACATCGAGTGCGGCGGCGTCAGGCTGACGGTGACCGACATCGCTGCGGGTGCCGGTGAGCTACAGACCTTCACCATCACCCAGGCCCCGGTGAACGGCATCATTAAGACCATCCCGGAGGGGACCGCGGTGTCGCTGTGGTTCAAGGCCCGGTACGCGCTATGAGGAGGAGTCATGCCTGCTGCGGGTGAGACGATCATCGCCGGGCGGGTGCCCGGTGAGCGCATCGCCACCGACATCGAGATCAGCAACTCGGGGAACATCACGACCACCGAGACTCAGGTCCAGTCTGTGACGGCTCCGGTCGTGATCGGCCGGACCTACAAGGTGACGTGGAGTGTGCGGGTCAACTCTTCGGTGGCCGCTGACGACATCACCCTGCGGGTCCGCGAGGACACCGTATCGGGCAACATCCTGGTCACCGAGACGCTGGACCTGGACGTGGTCAACCGGGAACCTCGCCTAGTGCTGGAGGTCGAGTACACCGCGGACGCCACCGAGGACAAGACGTTCAGCGCCACCCTGGTCCGCACGGCCGGGTCGGGGAACGTGATCCTGAACGCCGCGTCGACCGTCCCGGCGTACCTGTACGTGGACTACATCCGCGGCTAGTCGGCGGTGTGGGGCTCGCCGATGATGCCGAGTTCGCCCTTGAGAAACTCCTGAATGACCACGTCCGGGGGGATGCACCGGCCCGTGTCGACGAACTGGATGCACTTCTCGACGGGTGGGGCGTAGGCGAGGATGAAGATCATGCCGACCATGAAGCCGACGAGTATGCCGAGGAGGAAGCCGAGGTTGAATCTGCGGTCGGCCATGCGCTCTGCGGCGACCCTGGTGAGTTCGATCTCGATGCCCATCGCCGTGCTCCCGGCTCTATCCTTCACTTCGTGACTGCTCACGACACTCCCTTAGTGGTTCCACCGAAACCGGGCGTCTGCCTGGTTCGCTCACTGCTACCATACACGCATGAGATGTGTGATCTACACACGCGAGAGTAAGGGCAACGTCGAGAGCATCGACCGGCAGCGCCAGGACTGCGAGGCGCTGGCCGAGTCTCGGGGCTGGGAGGTGCGGCACGTCCTGGGTGACCGGGACCTGTCGGCGAACGGCCGGAAGGCCCGCCCGGACTTCGACAAGCTGATCCAACTGGTGGAGCACGACCTGATCGACGCCGTGTGCGCGTGGGACTGGACCCGGTTGGAGCGGAACCGCCGCGATGGGCTGAGGCTGATCGAGGCTTGCCAGCAGCACGGGGTCACGGTGGCCCTGGTGCGGGGTAGCGACATTGACTGCGGTACACCCTCGGGTCGGCTGGTCGCAGACACCCTCGCGAGCGTGGCTCGGCACGAGATAGATCAGAAGTCGGATCGGAACGACCGTGCGCTGAGGCAGGCCGCGGAGGCGGGCAAGGTGCCCGCACGTAGGGCGTTCGGGTACCGCAAGGACGGCAGCATCGACCCGATCGAGGGTCCCGCCGTCCGGGAGGTGTTCCAGTCGGTGCTGAACGGGGGGTCGATCTCAGCGGCCACGAAGCGGCTGGCTGTAAATGCGTTTACAACCACGACGGGCCGCGAGTGGTCTACGGCTGCCGTCAGGAAGATGCTGATGAACCCGCGCTACGCCGGGATCCGCACGTTCAGGGGCGCCGAGGTCGGACCCGGCCAGTGGGAGGGTGTTGTCACAGAGAACACCCTCCGTGCCGTGGCCGCGATCCTGTCCGACCCGTCGAGGCGGACTGTGGAGGGCTCGCACGCGAGGAAGTGGCTCGGCTCCAACCTGTTCGTGTGCGGGGTGTGCGGGTCGACCGTCAGGAGCGGCTGGAAGGTGTACCCGGTCAAGGGTGGCCCGTCTGGAGATGGTGTAAAAATTTCACACAAACTCGGGCAGAAGCGGGTTCGGGTGTACGTGTGCAGGGCCAAGTCTCACCTGGTGCGAAAGGCCGACGTGATCGACGCCCACGTGAGTTTCCAAATTGGAAACTTCCTGCGGACGGACCTGATCGCCCGACTGCTGTCGCCTGTTAAAAATTTAACAGCCGACGTGGCTGCGCTTCGGGCTGAGGCGCGGGCTCTGAGGGCACGCCGCAAGGTCCTGGCCGTCGATCTGAGCGTCGACGAGCACACCATGGCGCTGAGAGACAGGGCACTCGCAGAGCGCCTCGCAGCGGTCGATTCTGCGCTGTCTGAGGCCACCCGAGGGAGTGCCTTGGGCGCCGTGGCGCACACTGGGGACCCCGTTGGGGAGTGGCTGGTCCACCCGGACCTACAGGTGCGCCAGGAGATCGTCCGGGAGATATGCCGCGTGGTGCTGCTGCCGGGTCGTCCCGGCAAGGCGTTCGACCCGTCCACTGTGCGGCTGCTGCCCGGAAGGTGGGCCGACCACTACGCCGAGGGTGCGAGCTGGGAAGCCGCAGTCGCGGAGCTGCTGGGCTGAGACATGCTTCGGCCCCTGGGGAAAGGTCAGTAAACCCAGGGGCCGAAGCTGAGAGATCAAGCGATCTGCACTGACAGTAGCAGGCCCGGCTGACGACGGTGTAGTCTCGTCCCCGAGAGATTCACCAGCGATCAGGAATCCGAAGGCAGGGTTCCTGGTCGCTTTTGCGATCGGGGGGTCTGCCGGAGGTTTCCAGAGAGGAAACACTCCGATGAGGACAGAGGCAATCGCCAGAACAGGCCCGGAAATTCCAGTTTCTCCGACTACTAGTCGACCGAACGAAGATCACGAGGCTGGGTTGGCCCTGACTACCCACCTGACCGCCGCGGAGCGCGAGACCACGGTTACAAGCACCGACGACGACGACCAGGTGGTGATCTGGACGTCCCGTCGACGCCACATCGGCGAGCTGAGGCGCAATCCGAAGTTCACGCTGAGGGCGGAGGGCGTGTTCGGGTCTACTGCGTGGGCGGAGTTCGTGATCGACGATTCTGAGTGGTCGCCCGCTTCGGGGGCGCGGTGGCGGCGTGATCTGACCGACGAGCAGCGCGCCCACATGGCAGAGCGGCTGCACAAGGCGGTGGCCCGATGAGCACAGAGGCAGAACCCACCGTCACCACGGACATCGGTCAGTTCGCAATGATCCCGGTGTGGGTGTTCGAGATGGACCTCACCCCAGGCGAGTTCGTCGTCTACGCCGTCCTGCGGAGCTTCGCAGATGGGCGCGGCGACGGAGCCAAGCCGTTCATCAACACCATCGCCGAGAGAGGCCACGTGTCTCGTGGGCTCGTGGAGAAAACGATCACCAAGCTCTCCCGTCTCGGCATGGTCCAGATCACGCATCGGAAGCGTGCTGACGGCTCGTTCACGGCCAGTTCGTACCACCTGGTGAGCGTCAAGCCGTCCGGGGGGTCCCCCACCCACGTAGGGGAGGGGTCCCCCACGCACGTAGGGGAGGTCCCCCACCCACGTACGTACCAGGAACAGACCAGTGAACAGACCACAGTGACCAGACCAAAGAACACATCTACTCAATCTCAGAGAGAAGCTAGCTCTAGTAGGGGCAAGGGCTCGTGCTCTCTCAGTGAATGGAAGATCAACGACAACCACCTGGACCTGGCGAACAGGCTCACCAAGGCACACCTACTGAGCCGCATCGAGGCCAAGTTCCGCAAGCACTACAGCGGGGCACGCCACACGGTGAAGTGGTGGGACGACAAGTTCAGCACGTGGATCGAGTCAGAGCGCATAGACGACAGCGAGCCCGAGATCGCGCCAGGCAGCATATGGGACCAGGCAGGCGTCACAGCGTCCAAGCAACGCCACCCCAGCAGGGGGATGATGACACCATGACCTGCCCACACTGTGGCTCCAACGACGTACGCGAGATCACACGCTTCGGCGACGACTTCTACCGATACCGCTGCGACACCTGCCGCACCATCTGGACCGAGGCAGCAGACGAGGCTGGGTAGGGGGTAGGGGTGAGCGCATCCTGGGCCGGGGGCAGCACCAGGGGGTGGCGCACCCTACGCCTGTACGTGCTCACCAGGGACCAGTGGGTATGCCAACTCTGCGAGCAACCCATCGACCCGCTGCTCATCCACCCACACCCCCGGTCCCCCCAGGTACACCCCATCCACGGC